ATGGAGTTACTTGCAATCTTAGAAGATGAAGATATAGGTGACTACACAGATCCAGTAACAGGACGTGATCTGACAGTTGAGACAACATCTCCTGAACAGAATGGCACAAACTACAACCAGTCAAAGGTTCGTGTACGTACAAAGCAGACACCATTGTCTGAAGATGCAGAACAAGTAAAGTTGTGGTTAAATACACAGCCTGAGCCAAAAGCTCTGTACACAAAGTACAGCTATGAAGAAATGAAAGATGAGCTGATAAAGCATCTTGAGCCAGAAGAAGAGGTTAAAGAACCAACAGCAGACGCTCCGGCAACAGCACAGACAGAAGGAGACTTGCCATGGGAAAAACAACCAGCAACAACTCCACAGTACACTCTTAACACTGCAAAAGATAAGAGCGCAATCGATAGTAAGATCGATGAATTATTCAACATATAAAGGTTATAAAGCATGGCAAAAGGAGAAAAGAAGCAGAGCCTTAATGGGGCTCTGTCTCAAGCCATCAAGGGCGACTTCAACCTTGATAGTTTTAAGAAGAGCAAGAATCTTTCTAGCACTTCAGTGAAGTTCAAAGACCAGACATGGATACCACTATCTAAAGCTTTCCAAGAGGCATTAGAGATACCTGGGTTCCCAATAGGCCACATTACAATTCTACGTGGTCACTCAGATACAGGAAAGACAACAGCATTGTTAGAAGGAGCAGTTGCATCCCAAAAAATGGGACGACTTCCTGTATTCATAATCACAGAGATGAAATGGTCGTGGGAACATGCTAAACAAATGGGCCTACAGTTTGAAGAGGTCCCTGATCCTGAAACAGGAGAGGTTATTGACTATAAAGGATTTTTCTTATACGTAGATAGAGAAAAGCTGCAATGTATAGAAGATGTAGCTGCATTTGTAGCTGACATATTAGATGAGCAAAAGAAAGGTAATCTTCCATATGGTATAGACTTTTTCTGGGACTCAGTCGGCTCTATACCGTGTAGGCTATCAATAGAGTCAAATAAGAACAACAATGAATGGAATGCTGGTGCAATGTCACAACAGTTTGGTAACTTTATCAACCAACGCATCATCATGTCAAGGAAAGAGTCACAACCATACACTAATAGTTTGATAGCTATAAACAAAGTGTGGATAGCAAAGCCAGAGACTATTATGAGTCAGCCAAAGATGAATAACAAAGGTGGCAATACTATGTATTTCGATGCGTCTCTTGTTATCACATTTGGTAACATCATATCTGCAGGCACAAATAAGATCTCAGCAACAAAGAATGGTAAGACAGTAGAGTTTGCAAAACGGACAAAGATAAGCTGTGATAAAAATCACGTTACTGGTGTTACAACAACGAACAAAGTAATCATGACAGTTCACGGCTTCATAAACGACACACCATCTTCATTAGAGAAGTACAAAAAGGACCACAAAGATGAATGGTTAAAAGTGTTAGGCACAGACTCATTCGATATTGTAGAAGAAGAAGACAGCTCAAGCAATGCTGACATATTTGACTCAGAAGACGCAAATTAAATAAATGAACGAAGAATATCAACGTATACTCGCCAGTATGAAGAACGAGCCGCAGAAAGAGTTGGGTGTGAATGACAGAGTACTAATCATAGACTCGTTAAACACCTTTCTCAGGTCGTTCGTAGTAATCAGACACTTGAACCCACAAGGCAATCATATAGGTGGCCTGACTGGCTTCTTGAAATCGTTAGGCTATGTTATAAAGCTGGTAAGACCAACTCGCGTCATATGCGTGTTTGATGGCAAAGGTGGCTCAACAAATAAGCGCTACCTGTACCCAGAGTACAAAGCTAATCGTGGCATATCGAGAGTCACTAACTGGGACAACTTTGAATCGCAAGATGAAGAGTCTGAAGCAATCACTAATCAGATCTTGAGGCTAGTGCACTACTTACGCTGTCTTCCTGTTGACCTTATATCAATAGACAAGATAGAAGCAGATGATGTCATAGGCTATATGGCAGGTCAATTAAACAATGAAGTGACAATTGTGTCATCAGACCGTGACTATTTGCAGCTAGTAAGTGATAAAGTGCAAGTGTACTCTCCGATCAAGAAGAAGTTCTATACACCAGACATGGTACTGCAAGAGTATGGCGTGACACCTACTAACTTCTTGATACAAAAGGTTGTGTTAGGCGACTCAGGAGATAATGTGCCAGGAGTAAAAGGAATCGGTGAAAAGACGTTAGTCAAGCTATACCCTGAACTAGGAGACAATAAAGCTGTGTCTTTAGATGAAATAGTAGCAAAAGCAGAGCAAGGTGAAGGCAAAAAGTATGCCGGCATAAGAACATTCAAGCATCAGCTATATATCAACGAACAGCTCATGGACCTTACTAATCCTAACATACCAGAAGAATCATTGCATGAGATACACAACCTGCTCGACAACCCATATAAACAATTCAGCGCAAAGGACTTCATGTCATTGTATGAAGAAGATGGGCTAGGAGAATCAATACGCAATTTACAATCGTGGTTGTACACAAATTTTAACGAACTACAGAAATACAGATAGGATAAAGTTATGTCAGAAAATAAAGTGTTGAACACGCTATCGTCATACGGTGCCGGGTTCCAAGTAAAGGTTTTGCATTCGCTGTTAACAGACAAAGAGTTCATACAGAACGTACACGACATATTAGACGTCGAGTACTTTGACAGTCCAGCACATAAATGGATAGTAGAAGAAGTGCTTAGGTACTACTACAAATACCATACAAACCCTACATTAGAATCGTTACAAGTCGAAGTAAAAAAGATAGAAAACGATGTGCTAAAAGTAGCAACAGTTGAACAGCTAAAAGAAGCGCTAAAAGCATCAAACGAAGACAAAGACTATATAGAGCAAGAGTTTAGCTACTTCTGCAAGAACCAACATCTGAAGAAAGCACTGCTATCATCTGTCGAGCTATTAGGCAAAGGCAAGTATGATGACATACGTATACAGATAGACCAGGCATTGAAAGCAGGACAAGAGAAGAACATAGGCCATGAATACGACAAAGATATAGAGAGCAGATACCGTGAAGAAGATCGTAGCCCTGTTCCTACACCGTGGGCAAACATAAACGAGCTACTGATGGGTGGCTTAGGTCGAGGTGACCTTGGCATCATATTCGGTAACCCAGGCGGAGGTAAGTCATGGATGCTAGTCAACATGGGAGCAAAAGCTGTAATGCATGGCTTGAATGTATGCCACTATACGCTTGAGCTAGCTGAAGGATATGTAGGCAAACGTTATGACTCTATCTTTACAGGCATAGATGTTCAACAGATACACTTACATCGCCAAAAGGTAGAAGACACAATCAATAGTTTGCATGGTAAGCTGATAGTCAAAGAATTTGCAATGGGCAAGTGTACAAGCCATATGATAGAAAGCCACATACAGAAGTGTCGTGACCTTGGCCATGCACCTGATCTGGTAATCATAGACTATATTGACTTGATGAAATCAAACCGTAATCGCCAAGAAGCAAAAGACGAGATAGACGACATCTATACATCGATAAAAGGTATGGCAAGAGAGCTCAAAGTGCCAATATGGTCAGTATCGCAAGTCAACCGAGCAGGAGCTAAAGATGATGTGATAGAAGGAGACAAAGCTGCCGGGTCATATAACAAGATGATGATAGCCGACTTTGCAATGTCACTGTCAAGAAAGCGTGCTGATAAAGTAAATGGCACAGGCCGTATACATATCATGAAGAACAGGTACGGTGGAGACGGTATGACATACTCAGCTAAGGTAAATACATCAAATGGTTTTATAGAAGTAGACAAAAACGAGATTTCAGAAGACGAGATCTATGTCATGGAGCAGAATGCTGCAACAGGAAGCAGACAACAAAGGTTCGGCTCAGGCATGTCAGATCAAGAAAAGGCTGTGCTTTCTAAAAAATTCTTTGAGCTTTCGCAGCCACGATAGCTAAAGGTGTATATTTATTATTACAAAACAAAATGCTATGAATTTTCTCATAAATCTGTTCAAGAAAGCTGTAAAAGGTGACAACTTCAGGGCTGTTGATAACCCAACAAAGTACAATGATGTGATAGCAAAGCTTAATGCTTCTGGTGCTAACAAGAACGGTACTCCTGCTGCAAAAATACAACCAGGCGGCTTGACTAATACGAACACTCGATAGTATAACAACCTAACATTTATTAACATAATAGAGCTAATGGGCCCTAACAAGGGTTCCAAAGGCTAAACTAGTCTCAAAAATCAAGTAAAATGAACATTTCTCAATCCATCTTATCAGACATTACGGTGCATATGAAATATGCGAAATACATCCCAGAACTACAAAGACGCGAGTCGTGGGAAGAATTAGTCACAAGAAACAAAGAAATGCACCAGAAAAAGTATCCACAGATAGCTGATCAGATAGAAGAGGTGTTCAAATTTGTATATGACAAAAAGGTACTTCCATCTATGCGTAGTTTGCAGTTCGGTGGAAAGCCAATCGAAATATCACCTAACCGTGTATACAACTGTGCATACTTGCCTATCGATGACTGGCATTCATTCTCTGAAATCATGTTCTTGCTACTTGGTGGCACAGGAGTTGGTTTCTCTGTACAAAAGCATCACGTAGACCAGTTACCAGAAATCAGGAAGCCAAGTGCAAAGAAGCACAAACGATTTTTGATCGGCGACTCAATAGAAGGCTGGGCTGATGCAGTTAAAGCATTGATGAAGTCATATTTCCAAGGTGGTGCAACTATCAACTTCGACTTCTCAGACATACGTCCTAAAGGTGCAATGCTAGTGACCTCAGGAGGTAAAGCCCCTGGTCCTCAACCACTGAAAGAATGCTTGATAAAAATAGATGGCATACTAAGCCAAAAAGAAGACGGTGACAAGCTGTCGCCAATAGAAGTGCATGATGTTGTTTGCCATATAGCGGATGCAGTCTTGGCCGGAGGTATACGTCGTGCTGCTTTGATCTCTTTGTTTTCGGCTGATGATGAAGAGATGATAGCTGCAAAATCAGGTCAGTGGTGGGAGCTCAATCCTCAACGTGGCCGTGCAAACAACTCAGCTGTACTACTACGCAATAAGATAGAGAAGGACTACTTCATGGAGTTATGGGACAAGATCAAAGCCTCAGGCGCTGGTGAACCAGGCATATATCTGTCTAATGACAAAGATTGGGGAACGAACCCATGCTGCGAGATCGCCCTTCGCCCATACCAGTTCTGTAACCTGTGTGAAGTCAATGTATCAGATATCGAGTCTCAAGAAGACCTTAACCAACGTACAGCTGCAGCAGCATTCATTGGCACATTACAAGCCGGCTATACTAACTTCCACTACTTACGTTCTGTATGGCAAAAGACAACAGAGAAAGAAGCGTTAATCGGTGTAGGCATGACAGGAATAGGAAGTGGCGTAGCCCAGAAGTATGACCTGAAACAAGCAGCAGACATTGTCAAAGACGTAAACAAAAAGATTGCTGGCCTAATAGGCATTAATCAATCAGCAAGGTGCACAACAATCAAGCCATCAGGAACATCTTCACTTGTCCTTGGCACATCATCCGGCATACATGCTTGGCATAATGAATACTATATACGCAATATAAGAGTAGGCAAGAATGAAGCCATCTACCAATACCTTTTACTGAACCACCCTGAACTAGTGCAAGACGAATACTTCAGGCCACATGACACAGCTGTTATATCAGCACCGCAATCAGCTCCAGAAGGTTCAATCTTACGAACAGAGTCAGCAATCGATCTGTTAGAACGTGTTAAATGGTTCTATCAAAACTGGATCAAGCCAGGTCATAGGTCAGGACAAAATACGCATAATATATCAGCAACAGTATCAATAAAAGACGACGAGTGGGAAACAGTAGGCGAATGGATGTGGGAGAATCGCAAGTTCTATAACGGCTTGTCTGTACTACCATTCTCAGACCACACTTATGTCCAGGCTCCTTTCGAAGATTGTACAAAAGAGAAGTACGAAGAAATGTCATCTCACTTACACTCTATCGACTTGTCTAATGTAGTTGAGCTATCTGACAATACAGATTTGAAAGATCAAGTTGCTTGTGCTGGAGGTAGTTGCGAAATTGCTATATAAAACAATTAAATTACACAAGGTCCGCATATTTATTATAAAGATCTTATGATAATATACAAAACTACAAATTTACAAACAGGAAAGATTTATATAGGAAAAGATACAAAAAATAACCCCTTGTATTTTGGGTCTGGAATAAAAATAAAAGATGCTATAAAGAATTATGGTCTAGATAAATTTAAAAAAGATGTAATAGATACTGGTTCTAGTATTGAAGAATTAAATGAAAAAGAAAAGTATTGGATTAAATACTATAATGCTACTAATCCTGATATAGGGTATAATATAACTGAGGGAGGAGATGGGGGAGATATTTTTACAAACCACCCAAATAAAGAAGAGTATAGAGAAAAATTAAGGGCTGCAAGTAATGCTAATAAAGACATATTAAGGAATGACCTAAGTCGTATTTCTAAAAATCTATGGAAAAATGATAATT